TTATTGTGTTTGTATTGCATTTTCAAAAACATCGACCGCCGTCTGCTGCATAGCATCGGTATTGAATGTATAGGTTTGCAATGTTGTTGTGATATCTTTGTGTCCTAATCGTTCCATGACTGTTTTGGGGTTTACTCCATTCTCTGCCAGGATCGTGCCGTGTGTATGCCGCAGGCAGTGTGCATGAAACAGCGGATTATTCAATTCATAGTGGATAATTCTTGCACAGTACTTGAAAGAATCCGGAGTCAGCAAGGCACCGTTTTCTTTGACACACAAGGGTAATATTTCTTTATAAGGTACATCTATGTCGGCACGGATCTGAGCAATTGAGCGATCCGGCAGCAGGTATGTTTTTGAGTAAGCCCCTCCGTATTTCAGTTTGTTTATCCGTCTTTGCTGAATGGCGAATTTTAATTCTTTTTCCAAAGTTTCACCCATTTTTATAGTACGGTAAGAGTCGTACTTTGGCGGCTTTATATACCAGGTCTTTTCAACCTTCTGCATCTGTCCATGTATTCTCAATTCGTGCTTTTCAAAATCTACATCCTGGCTTAAATCAATAGCAAATGTTTCCCCGATCCTGGTTCCGGTATTATATGGAACAACCAGCGACAGATGAAAACAGTTATCTGCCGGGAAGCGTTTCAGGATCTGGTTAAATTCTTCGGCAGAACAGATATATTCCGTATGTGCTTTTGCGGTCATGTCCATAGGCATCTTACCGATTTTTACAGCAACACAGGGATTTGCCTGGATGTATTTCAATGGCAATATTGCATAGTTCATAGCACCTTGAAGGCAGGTCAGTGTGTTCTGGATCATGCTCTTTGAAAATCCTTTTACTTTCATACTGTCAGCCCATTCTTGCACTTTGTCCGGAGCATATTGAAAGCTGCTTAAACGGTAGATACCAAAAGCAGGTTTCAGATGCAGCCGTATTTTTGATTCGTAATCGCGGTAAGTGTTATAGCTATAGCCATGATCTACGTTTTTATGTATGACAGTTTCTAGCCAGTAGTCGAGATAATCAGAAACACTGATTTCTTTTGGAGAAAAAGTTCTGCCTGAATTATTATACTCAGCTATGGCAGCAGCTCTTGCATCTAATGCTTCTTTTTGCGTCCGGAAGCCGCCCTTTTCGATTTTGTTTCGTTCTCCATTGATCTTTGCTGTATCAAAATAGTAAGACCAAGTTGAGCCTCTTTTTCTGACACCAGTTGCCATAATATCATCCTCCTGTTCGTAAAATGGGTATAAAAAATACACCTGTACAGGTGCTGGAGGATTGTGGTATAATCAGCTTGCTTAGAGATGATCATACCGGTCTCCAGACCTGTATAGATTCACTGATCCGCTTCGGTGCTGGTAACACTGGGGCGGATTTTTTGTTTATTTCAGCATTTTTTTAAAATGCATACTTGTAACCTGATTCGTATCCGCAGTTGATAGAATCCGTCATTTTAAAATTAGGTTTTTCAATTTTCCAGGAAGATCCCTTTTTGACTAATTTAAACGTAATAGTTTCTCCCCATAAAGAAAAATCATCATCATAGTCTATATTAAACAGAATGTCTTTATACACAGCGTTTCGAAAATCAGCAGCGGAGTCGTCTGGATAATCAAGAAAGTAATATTTATTTTCTATCAACGCCTTTTCTACAGCAAAGCTGGCATCCGGATAACGACAATATACTTTTACTGTTGCTCTGTTCCTTTTAACAGATAATGATCTAAACTCGTATCGCATTCGTTTATTGTATTTTTTGCAGAAAGAAGCCATTTGTTTGTATTCAACAAAGACTTTTAAATCAGAGCCGCGAACAAAACATTTTCTCATTTTTTTAACATCATATTTTTTTGCAGCTGAGTAGAAGCTGTCAACAACTTTTTTAACCTTCTTTTCTGCCTTGGTCATCTTCTTTTTAGGAATTGTTTTGTATTCCTCTTCATCACAGTAAATACAATAACGAGACAGTGTTCCTTCAGAAAATTTTGTGGCTTTTTCAGATACTTTCCAGTTACTAAAAACATGAGCTGTTTTAGGGATTGATCGACGCTGATATTCATGGCATACAGAACAATAGCGAGTTTCTACACCTTCATCCTCACAATCGGCTTTATACAACACTTCCCACTGATCGTTGTTGTGCTGACATTCAGCAAGAACAGACAATGGGGACGAAAGAGCTAAAGTAGTGGCTACCAGTACAAAAATTTTCTTTTTCATAACTCATCCTCCTTTATCTTTTTTAAGTCGTAACGTGGACCTTTGCGGATATCCAAAATGTAAGGGTCAGGCATTTCATAGTCACCCCAGCATGTACGAAGGATTTCTTTTTTAGAAATATTTTCCTTTGAAGTGTCTGCAAATTCAAGTCCTTTTTCCATCGCCATCTTTCGAATCTTTTGAAAATTTTTTGAGTTTGAGTTCTTCATTCGAGAATAGCCGTTTAAGGATTTCGGGGCAATTCTTGGCAGATGTTTCAAAATCCAAAAATATTCTTTTTCTGTTTCTTTCTTTAATCGCATTTCAGATGCATATTTTTCATAGGCAGCCTTTTCGATATTTCCCCTATTATCAATAAAAGGGCGGTTACTAAAAGCAATAATTCGATCAGGGTCACAATATAATGGCTCGCTAATTCCCCAGATAAAAGAGCAGGCAGACAGACGAGTTTCCCAAAAATCTTCAGGTAGAACAGGAAAACGGGTGTCAGAACCGGAAATACTGAAAACCCTGCCGCGATACATTGCCTCTTTAGCACTTGCAGGTTCGTGGTAAGAAGCTTCTAGTAAATCAGTGCCTAATTTTGCGGCATCTGAGAGAACTTTATTTTTAAATTCATTTTGAAAGTTCTTTTCTTGTTTGGCACCTTCAAGAGATACTTCCTCAGCTTCGTCCCATTGATTATTTAACTTTAAATATTTTTCTAAACGTTCAAAGCAATCCGGATATGGCATAGGAGAGAATGGGATGATTTCAACAGCTTTTTCTAAGCAAGCTATAGCACATTCCATATCTCCCTCTTTTTTAAATTCTGTGGCTTTGCGTTGCAAAACATATTCAATGCTATCCATAAAATCATCGGGAAGTTCAAATTTTTCTGTAGGAACAGGAATAGATAAAATGTCCTCTAATGTATCCATCTTGTAATTGATTGCAAGAGGATCGTATTTTTCCATAACTCATTTTCTCCTTTATGTGTTTTATATTTCAAAGGCTCGCACCTATGATTTCACTTTTTTTCATCACCGCCAGTGACGGCTCAAAGAATACAACATAATTATCTACTTCGGCACACACGCCATACTTGGAGCGATAGCGATCAATCGCATCCTGAAAAAATTCTTCTGTAACCCCAAGATATTCAGCAGCTTCGTGCCTTGAATGACAGCCTTGCTTATATGCATTTACTAGTCCGATCAGACCGATCTGCTGGTTATATGCCCAGAGCCTGCCTTTTAGTTCTTGTTTGCGGTTCTCTACATCGCTCTGATCGGTGATATCTCCAACGGCGGTGTGATAGTGTCCGATTTCCTCGGCAAGAACACAGGCTTTTTCAACGGATGTGTCGATTTTGTTGCTGATGGCAACCATTCCATCACAATACAGTCCTTTGATTCTATCACTCTGAAAATTGTAGTCTACTATATCTATACCTTCCTTGCAGGCTTGCTCTTGCAATTTTTCGTAAATGTTCATTGTAAAAACCTCCCACTCTTGTATATTTGAAATTGACAAATATTTTTGAGTGCCCTATAATATACTTATCAAGACAGCCAGTAAGGGAGGTCAAGGCTCCCTGTCCTGGTGATCTGCACTAAAATAGCCGCCTATCTTTTCCAGAGAGCAGGGCGGCTATTTCTTATGTGTGTATGTAAGAATCGAAACGATTAAACTGGCTGTCGTCAGAATGATCATAAATGTTTCATAATCGCTCATAAGCATCCCCTCCCATCAAGTCTCAGGAAGGGAACCACAGCCGCTCTACTGGCTGTCTGGGTAAGTATATTATATTGTCATGGTGCATTTCTATTTGTCATAATTTCTTTCATTAATATGAACGGACTCTGCTTTTAAACGGTGGAGTCTTTTCTTTTATTCTTAACAAACTCTGCAAATTGGCGGATTTCATCCAGTTCAGATTTTGTGTACTCGTCACCATCGAAGTGAGCCGCAAGAGTAGTGGAAGGTTGAATTCCATCAAATTCAGTAAGTCCCATCAGTTTCCCTGGGGTAGTTCCGAGAGCTTTTGCGAATGCAAGAATCTTACTTTGTTGTAAATCTACTTCACCTTTTTCAATCTTAGCAATAGAAGAGCGACTTGTATAACCAGTAAGTTTTGCTAATTCGTCTTGTGATAATCCTTTTTCTTCTCTAAGTTGTTTT